ATGACTTTAACGCTAAGTCTTCTTCACGAGCATTTGCTACCCCGCGTTCATGGGTGTTTGTAAGCCAGTTGCTTGATGATAATGACACTGACACCGACACACTAGAACACTTGATTGCGGGTTCTGTGGGTGAGGGTCTTGCTATTAAGTTTATGGCTCACCGCAAAGTAGCTGCGCGTATGCCTAACCCGGCAGATATTCTTAATGGTAAGGTAACTGATCTTGCTATAAAAGAAATCTCAGCTATGTACTCGCTGACAACAGCAATGTGCTACGAACTGAAAGAAGCACATGAAAACAAAGTTGATAGCAAAAAGTTTCACAACATGGCTCAGTATTTCTTTGACTACATGATGAATAACTTTGAAACTGAGTTGGTTGTAATGGGTGCTAAAGTTGCTTTGAAAACTTTCAAACTTCCAATTGAACCCTCACAGTTGAAAAACTTTGACGAGTTTCACAAGAAGTATGGTAAGTATATCATCAACGCTGATGATTAAGGTTTACTGTGGTGGTACGCTTTAGGGGAGGAAACTCCCCTTCTTTTTACTTGACAATAGTAAGCAAAGTAATATATAATAGCATTATCGTAAATCAAAAATACAGGTATAAATTATGAATTACCCAATCTATATGTCTGATACACTCCCCGGTACTAAGGGTAAGAAAAAGCGTTCAGCTAAACTTGAAAAACTTGTAGGTCCAACTGATCCCAAAATTGATGTACTTGCTCGTGATCGGTTGATTAGTTCTCGTGTGTCTCTTTTGCTCAAGCATTCATTTTTTGGTAATCTCGCAACTCGCTTGCAACTTATCAATGCTGACGATTGGTGCTCAACTGCTGCTACTGACGGCTTCAAGTTTTACTACAACTCTCGTTTTATCATGATGCTAAAGCCTAAAGAAGTTATATTTTTAGTTGCACATGAAGTACTACACGTAGTTTATGATCACATGGGCCGTCGTGGTAATCGTGATCCTCAACTATTCAATATTGCAAATGACTACTGCGTAAACGCTGACCTCAAAAAGCACAAAGTGGGCGAGTTTATCACTACAGTAGATTGCTTGTATGAACCCAAGTATGAAGGTTGGTCTAGCGAAAAGATTTATGATGATCTGATGAAAAACATTCAAAAACTTGACCTTGACAAGTTGATTGACAAAATGATTGACGATCACTTGGATGGAGACGGTGACGGCGAAGGTGAAGGTGATGATAAAGAAGGCAAAGGCAAACGTCCAACCATGTCTGAAGCCGAACGTGAACAAATGCGTAAAGATATTAGAGACGCTATTCTCAATGCAGCACAACAAGCAGGCTCCGGCGAACTTCCTGCAGGTGTAGAGCGTTTGGTAAAAGAACTTACTGACCCGGTAATGAACTGGCGAGAACTGATTCAGACTGCATTAACTTCTGCTATCAAAAGTGATTACACTTGGATGCGTCCGTCGCGTAGATCATGGCACATGGATGCTATTATGCCAGGTACTAACCCCGGTGAAGAAATTGACGTAGATATCTACATTGACTTGTCCGGATCTATTTCTAACAAGCAGGGCATGGCATTTTTGTCAGAAGTAATGGGCATGATGGATATGTTTGATGGCTATCGTGTTCATGTATCATGCTTTGATACTGAAGTATATAACACTCAGGAATTTACTTCTGAAAACATGGACACTGTTGAAGATTACCAACTTAAAGGTGGCGGCGGTACTGACTTTACTTGTATCTTTAAACATCTTAAAGAAGAAAACAGAGTGCCCAACAAACTGATTGTATTCACAGATGGCTATCCTTTTGGTTCATGGGGTGATGCTGAATACTGTGATACACTATGGATCATTCACGGTGATCCTAATCCGAACCCGCCCTTTGGCAATTTTGCGATTTATGATGACCACAGAATCTCCCAAGCAGCCTGAGGTAATATTTGAATCCCCTGACAGGGGACACACAGTGTACGCCCGCACTATAGGAAGTACCGAGCGTACATTGGTTCATAGCAAATATCCACTGTGGGTTAGTCGTTGGTCTGATTGGCAAGATATTCTAAAAGCTGCCGAAACTAATCCAGCACTTGATGATTTAATAAAAAAGCGGAAATGGTATATGAACTCACAAAATAAAACACATCATTTTTTGGCAATGTGGTGTAATGAAGGATTGGAATGTATCTATGATGTTGCTGCCGCCAAACAGGAAATTGAAAACTGGGAAAAGGAAACTATTTTTTCTATCTTAAAGGAAGAAAACTACGCCGGTCCAAAACCAAATCCTATTCCATTAAATCAAATGATTCTTAGAGCCAGAATGAACTCTCAAAGATCGTATGAAATTTATGAATTTAATTCCGCATTAGACATAGACGGAGTAAAGGAATTATTTAAAACTGACCCTCAAATTGTTGTTGATTGGATTAGAAAAAATGGTTACAAAACTTATAGTGATTACGTTGATGAAAAAGCTAGGGTTGTTATACGATGAAATATATTGGTACAAGTTTAGGAAGATGTTTGCGCAGCATACTCAAGGGTGAAGTGTCCGAGGATCAAGTTTTCTTGATAGTAACAGGTACTATGTCTCACACTATAGATGATTTTCTTTTAATCATCAAACAGTACCATTACGAACGTTACGGTGAGTATGACATTTCACAATGGACTTATGAGGAAGCAAAAGAATTAGGTATTCGGTTATGGAACAACGGAAAAATACACCAGCCTAGAAACTTTAAAACTAATCCGTTTTTCCGTGGCGGTGATAAACTTTGGATTGAAATATTTCCTCCTCACTTGTTGCAAGAACCTGCGGCAAAAGATTTGTGGGATAAGTTAACTGTAATTGCTAGGTTGTATGAATGACAGAATTAAATGTTTACACATGGTTTAGTAACAGAGAATTAAATTATATACCTGCACACTTTGTAGTAGTAGATACTTTAATTACTCAAGAGTCCAAACAATGGATTCTTGAAAAGCTAACTGGTAGATTTTGTTTAGTAGAGATTCCCAACTATACCGATTTAAATATAGCATCTAATCCGTGGGCATTTGGATATTCTCCTGCTTTTGAAAATCCTCAAGAAGCTACCTATTTCCAACTTATGTGGAACTAGGTAAAAATTTTCACACACTGTTTCTTTATTGTAAATACGATATACAAGGAGAAACTATATGAGTTTTTTAAGACACATCGGTAAACATAACGAAAGAAAGATTGCTATTATTTTTAGAGAAGTACCAGGTGAACCTCACATGTGTTTGGTTGCATACCCTGAAGTGCTTAACAGACATATTCATGATCCATTGATGAAATGTATTGAAAGTGATATCGGACAAAGCAGTGAAAACTTAGCTGATGCACTTAATCGCACTTACACTATTGATGGTAAAATCATTCTTCAAGCACTACACGCTGAAGGCCAATTAAAGAAAGTTAATACAGAACAAGTAATAGTTACTCCTGCTCCTAATACTAGAATTAAGCTAAACGAGTTGAATAAAATTCTGGATGAAATGAAGCAGGGTGAGGCTGCGGTAAAGCGGTTAGCAGAACTTGACTCAAGCACTGGGTTGCAAGATCCTGCTGATGTTGCTCGTAGAATGCGCAACAATAAAGAACCTGTTGTTTCACAATCAACTGATGTATTAGGTGACCACCAAATAGCAAATAACTTGCGTACTCAAGCTGAAAGAATGGCAACTGAAGCTAAAGGACTTTTAGCTGAATCTGAAAGAATGATGAGCGAAGCTAATCAGATGCTAGGTGTTTCAGTAGAAAAAAAGACAACTAGAAAAACTAAAGCAGCTACTACTGTTGCTCCGGTAGAACAACCTAAAGTTGTTGCTAAAACACGAGTAAAGAAACCAAAAGTTGAAGCCTAATGTCACCTGATTTTAGTAAAAAGTGGTCACATATTTTAGAAGATGTTGATAAACGTGCTATACCTATAGAGTTTATCAGAAAGTTAGTAATAAAACTTGAAAAAAGAAAACAGCATACTATTAATATTGAAAAGATGCTAAAGCAGGGTTTAGAACCTGAAGATGTTGAAGATACTGTTAGTACTAAGTTATTAGAACTTGATGACCAAGTTGTAAGTATTGAGTTTGTACTAAACGTAGATACTATTGCAGAAATAGTACAACCAGAAACAGATAAATTATTAAACGGTCTTTGATGAAATTAATATTAGCATGTGATCCACAGGGCGGAATCGGTAAAGATAATACTTTACCGTGGCCTATGTTAGAAGGCGACTTGCCTAGATTTAAAAAACTTACCACTGACCAAGTAATAGTAATGGGTAGAAATACATGGTTAAGCTTACCTAAGAAACCTCTCACTAATAGACTTAACTTTGTTGTTACTAGTCATCAATTAGAATTACCACCTGGCGCTGTTGCAGTAAAAGACTTATCACATTTCAACCATTTTAAAAATGCTTGGTTAATAGGTGGTGCTAGTCTAGTAAACTCTAGTTGGGATTACATAGACGAAATTTATTTGTCTTTAACAAATGACCATTATGATTGTGATTGTTTTGTTGATCTAGTATACTTAGAACACAATTATACTCGCGTTCATATAGAACATCACAAAGATCATAGCTACGAGGTTTGGAAAAGAAAAGATGGAACAGTATCACAATTTACTTAAAGACATTCTTGAAAACGGCGAGGAACGTAGCGATAGAACAAACACAGGAACTATATCAGTATTTGGTCGTCAGCTACGTTTTGATCTTAGAACAACTTTCCCTGCAATCACTACAAAAAAGCTAGCATGGCGAGCATGTGTAGCTGAATTACTTTGGTTCTTAGAAGGATCAAGTGACGAACGAAGACTTTCCGAGATAACACACGGCACACGCGATCCTTCTAAATCAACAATATGGACTGGTAATGCCGAGTCACCTTACTGGAAACCTAGAGCCAAGTTTGAAGGCGACTTGGGTAGAGTGTATGGTGTACAGTGGCGACAGTGGGATACGCACACTACTAGTATATGTCAAGCAGAACCTGTTTTTATTGACCAACTTAAACAAGTTATTGAAAACATCAAAAAAGATCCATATGGTCGTAGACACATCGTTAGCGCATGGAATGTTGCTGAACTAAATAAAATGGCATTGCCGCCCTGTCATGTTATGTTTCAGTTTTATGTAGGCACTGATGGAACACTAAGTTGTCATATGTATCAGCGGTCCGCAGACATCTTTTTAGGTGTCCCGTTCAATATCGCAAGCTATGCGTTACTTACGCACATGATTGCGCATGTAACTGGATTAAAAGCTAAAGAACTGATTATTAGCTTTGGTGATACACATATCTATCAAGATCACGTAGAACAAGTTAAAGAACAATTATCAAGAGAAGCATATCCTGAACCTACTCTTTGGCTTAACCCTGCGATAAAAAATATTGATCATTTTACAATGGATGACATTAAACTAAATAACTATCAGTCACATGATGCTATTAAAGCACCAATGGCAGTATGAAAAAAGTAGAAGTTATATCGTTTGATATTAGTAACGATTTTAACTATCCGAATATTGCCGAAAAAACAATAAAGATATGGTTTGAAACTGAAGAAGGAAAGTTTATAAAACAACATAGCCAAACTCCTATCCAGATAAGAGTTATGAACGACCCTAATACCTTCAATGAGAAAGTAGAACTTTGGGCCACATTAGAAGAAAAAATTGAAACATTTTGGAGATTAAAATTTAAATGAGAACAATAACAACAATATTAGCGTTACTTTTAAGCACAACAATTTATGCCAACCCTATTGATGATAATTGCCCTGATCATGCTCATCCTGCAGGCGCCCCGGTGTCAGCAATCACTGAGTCACAGTATGTTTGTCACTTAAACTATGCTGTTCATTTTAGGTTTGACACTAAAACCGCAGAGTATGTAACTTATCGTATAGACCCTGAAGATATTACAGGAACAGCAAAGCGTAAAGATAACTTTAGAGATGATCCTGTTATTCCCAGTGAACATGATGTTACTTTAGCTGATTACGCAGGCAAGCCATATGACAGAGGACATTTAAGTGCCGCTGCTGATAACACAGCAAGCGAAGAACAAATGTCACAAAGCTTTTATCTAAGTAATATGGTTCCGCAGAATCCAAATCAAAACAGAGGTGCTTGGCGTATATTAGAAGATCGTATTAGAAACTTAGCAAAAACAGGTATGAATTTATATGTTACTGTAGGTACTGTGTATAATCCCGGCTATGAAGTAATAGGCAATGGATTAGGCATACCTCAATATATTTGGAAAGTTGTTGTAGATAGTAATTCTAATACAGCAGTAGCATTTTTATTCCCTAATGAGCCAGTTAGAACACAAGACATATCTGCTACGGTAACTACAATTGAGAATATTGAAAAAATGACTGGGTTGAATTTTCATCCTAAGTTAACTGATGCAGCACAGTTAGAAAGCACAGGCATTGATACTACGGTGTGGACATTACTTCAATGAGAATATTAGTCACTGGCGGGTTAGGTTTAATTGGACATAACATAGTTAACAAACTAGAAAGTTTGGGACACGAAATAACTATCGTAGATAATAAAACTAGTTATGGTTTAATACCTGCCGATGAACTAAATTACTTGATGAATGAACGCATTAAGAAAATAAAAACTAAAGATATATTTAACGCAGATATTACTGATTATTATGCGCTAGATGAAATAATCAATGACGACAAACCAGAAATCATTATTCATCTTGCTAGCTTTCCTAGACAAAAAGTAGTTAACGTAAATCCTCGTGCTGGTAGTAGAACAATGAGCGAGGGTTTAATTAACTTACTTGAACTTGCTAAAAAGCATAAAGTAAGACGATTTGTTTATATTAGTAGTTCTATGGTATATGGAGACTTTACAGACGATGTAACTGAAGATGCTATATGTAAACCTCAAGGTCAATATGGTATAATGAAGCTAGCAGGTGAATGGTTAGTAAAAGACTATACTCGTAGCTGTAACTTAGAACATACTATCATCAGACCAAGTGCAGTATACGGTCCTCTTGACGTTGAAGACAGAGTAATATCAAAGTTTATTCTAAGCGCATTACGCGGTCAAACACTAAAAGTAAACGGGGTAAATGAAACCCTTGACTTTACATATGTAGATGATGCTGCTGAGGGTATAGTAGCTGCTACATTAAGTGAAAACGCTATCAACAAAACTTACAACATTACAAAAAGCCACAGCAGAACTTTAAAGTATGCAGCAGAACTAGCAGTCAAATTAGCTGGTAAAGGCTCAATTGAGATTAAAGATAAAGACGCTGACTTTCCTAGCAGAGGCTCACTTAATATAGCGGCTGCTAGAAATGACTTTAACTTTGATCCTAAAGTTGATGTTGAAGAAGGCTTTAAGATTTATTACGATTGGATTATAAATTCTCCTTATTGGTCTAAGAAACTTTGATTAAACATTTTGGTTTAGATCGTCAGTATCTAAATTTAAAACATGAACTTTTATCAGCCACAGATGACGTACTAAAATCTGGTATCTTTTGCGACGGTAGTTATACTAATAGACTAGAAAATTGGTTAGTCAACAGAACCAAATGTGAATACGCAGTAGTTGTTCACAGCGGAACTCAAGCATTAGAAATCATTGCAAAGTATCTTTGCTACACTAGCTTAGACTTAACTATCCCCCTGCATATCCGTATACCTAATCTTACATACAGAGCTACACTAAATGCGTTTGTTAACAATAACGCATATACTAAAAACTATGATATAGAAATCGTAGATACTGATTCACATGGTATAATGTTGCAACCAGAACGAGAAAGTATAAACACATACAATTGCTATGTAGGTTTATATGGAGCACCTACTCCAGACTTATTAACTTCTCAAGATATAGTAGATGGTGCGCAACACTGGTTGATAGCTAATGGTAATGTAGGATTGGGTATGGCAATTAGTTTTGACCCTACAAAAAACTTACCTGCTTCGGGAAACGGTGGTGCAATCGTAACTAACAGCGAAGAGTTGTACAAGTTTGCAAAATCTTATAAAGATAACGGTAAGCACTTTGCACAAGAAATCTTTGTAGCAGGTACTAACAGTAAAATGAGTGAAATAGATTGTGCTCATGTACTAGCAAGATCGCTACATATAGATCAGTGGCAGATACGTAGACAAAAGATCAGAAAGTATTATATTAAAGAGTTTGAAAATCTTCCAATCAAATGTTTGAGTAAGAAATTTTATCGTCACGCAGATCAAAAATTCGTAATTGCTACAGACGATAGAGACTTATTAAGATTTCATTTACTCAAGCATAAGATAGAAGTCAAGGTTCATTATGAACAAACTATTTCTGAGTTACCTGCAACTAAGTTCTTGTGTGAAAATACATTAGACTTTTTAACAGCTAGTGCAATGTTATCTAGATCCGTTTTAAGTTTACCCATTTATCCTGAACTGTTAGACAGCGAAGTTGAGTATATAGCCACCATGGTAAAAGCCTTCTATGATAAATAGAAGACTATGTTTGCATATTTAAAAATACTACCCATTGTACTATTACTTGCCGGCGCTGGTTATGCAGCGCATTGGTTTATTGTTAACCAACTTAATACCCAAATAACTCAGTTACAATCTGATGTAAGGCAGTATCAAGCACAAAATGTAGCGTTACAATCCGCAGCAGAAATAAACGAACAAACTATCAGATCATTAGAAGAAAATAGTCAGCGCCAAGTAGAGCAAATGACTAACCTAACTTCAGCTAATCAGCAACTACAATCAGAAAAAGATGAATACTTAAGTATATTTCGCAGGCATGATCTACAAAGGTTAGCACTAGCTAGACCTGGATTGATTGAACCTAGACTTAATAATGGAACACAAGAAGTGTTTAGACAAATGGAAGAAGATTCTAAAGAGGTAGATCAATTAAATGAATAAAATCATGCTAATTGCTTTATTGTTTCTACTGCCGGGTTGTAGTTTTTTACGTCCTAGCACTCCTGAACCTTTACCGCTGCCCCCTGTAAAAATAATTACAGAAACAGTACAACTAGAAATATATCAACCACCTCTTCCGCCCGAAATACAATTAGACGATGTTCAATGGTTTGTATTAACTGAATCTAATCTACAAGACAAGATTTCAGAAGTAAAAAGTTTTACTGGAGCAGACTTTGTTGTGTTTGGTATGACTCCTCAAAGCTATGAAAACATGGCATACAACTTTCAAGAAATGCGTAGATATATTAGACAGCAAACTGAAATTATAAAATATTACCGTGAAGCTACCAAACCAAAAGGTCCTTCAGGTTGGTTAGAAGAAAATCAAGAAAGACAAAGTAATCAATTAGAAATAGAACAATCAAATAACGAAACTACAGAACCCACTGTTCCTGAACCAGTAGAAGATCGCGGATTTTTTAGACGTTTATTACCAAATATAGGAAACTAATATGAAAAATATATTAATTATCACAGCACTATTATTACTGTCAGGGTGCAGTACATTTAATTATTTTTTAGTAGCAAAGTATGATACTAATGAATATGAACTAATCAATTGGATAAGAACCACTGCTGAACTGTCAGTAGAAACGTGCGATAACAATGAAGTATCAAAGGAAAACTTTGTTACTTTGTATAGAAGTTCTTTAGAGTTTAAGAATTTCACTCAATATCTAAGACGAAATCAAGATACACATGAATTATCTAATGATTTATATCAATTAATAGACCAAGGTGTAGAATTATATGCTACTAATGATCAAGTATCACAAACTTTTTGTGAGCTTAGTTTAGAACAAATAATTGCATCAGCCGAAACAATTCAACAAGTATTAGGAGATAAACCACGATGAACATTAACGATTTAGAAAAGAAATTTAATGACATTCAAAAACTTCATGAGTCAGGAAAGTTATCAGATAAAGAATATGCTACGCTTATTAATGGATTAAATCTTGAATCTGCAATTTCTAATAATACAAAAGATTTACAGAAAAAACAAGATTTGTATGATGCTATGATTAAAGCTTCTAAAGTAGCTAAAGCTATTCTGTAACAGATAAATATATAATAACATTGGATTAATATCATGGCTACACAAGAAATTATTAATATAGGCACGTTACCAAACGATGGTGAAGGTGATCCGTTACGAGTTGCGTTTGGAAAGATTAACAATAACTTTTCTAATCTATTTGCAACTTCTACTAATACACTAGAATCAATTACATCAGGAACTAGCGCAAATCAAGTAATTTGGCAAACACCGGTAGCTGAATTTACTCAAGGTCAATTTCAAATTAGAACAGGAAATCCTAGTAATAACGATAGTCAAGATATTTTAATTTCTGCTCAAATATTAAACAATTTAACACAAGTAAAGTGGACAGGATACGCTACAACATTTAACGGAAATGCATTAGCTACTTATGATATGAACGTATCTAGTGGCAATGTTAGGATAGTAACTACGCCTCTTGCTAATGTAGTGATGCAACACTTTATAGCATCTACTGTAACTTATGTAGATGTTAATGACGCAGCTTTATTAATAGAATTGGATGGTTTTGTTGCTGGTTCTGTTATGAGTACTGAAAGTGATTTAGACGTTACTACGGAATAATATGAGAGCTAAAGAATTTGTAACTGAAAGTAAAATAGGGAAATTGTCTAAAAGGCAAAGTAATCCTACTAGGGGATTACATGTATTTGCTAATTCTAATTATGATAGAACTTATGACTTAAACCGAGTAATGATGGCAGCAGCATGTACTGACGGCAACATCGTACCTGCAATGGACGGTGAAAGCTGGGCAGGAAAGTTTAATACTGCACACGCATATACTAAAGAAGAAGAAGCCATGCTAAAAATAGCATATAAAGCAGCAGGTATAAAATTCAAAGATTTAAATCACGGTGATTTAAATAGTGACGAACTTGATTCCACTAACACACAAAGTACTTTAAAACCTTTCAAGGGATACAAAAAGTGAGAGCAAAAGAGTTAATAAATGAACGAGCTAGTTCTGTAGTTTATCATTATACTTCTTTTCTCCCAGCTAGAAATATACTTAGCACTGGTAATTTTGAATTAACTAGCGCAATGGGATCTCTTGAGCAACAATATGCTCCCAAAGGTTATCCATACTTTTTAAGTACAACTAGAACTAGACACGGTGGCTATCATACAAATAGTTTAGGTAGGCACGGTGTGTTGTTTGTATTAAATGGTGATTGGTATAACAGACACTATAAAGCCTCTTCAGTTGATTATTATCAAGATCGTAATTCAATGAGCACAGCAGCAAGTGGAAGAAGCAGTGAAGCTGAAGATAGAATTTTTAGTAAAGAACCTACAATGAGTATAGGTGGTGTAAAAGAAATTCATGTATTAGTCGGTGAAGGCACTACTTCGGCAACTGATTCAGTTAAAGCTAGAGCTAGACAAATTTTAATACTAGCAAAAAAACAAAATATCCCTGCTTATTTTTATACTGATGTAACTGCTTGGTTAAATTTTGACAAAAGAAATTTAGGTGATGTTTCTTTACTAACCGGCAAAGAAGATATTAGCAAAGTAAACTTGGCAAATAAATCCACATATAAAGGATACTTATATCCGTGGATAGAAGTAATGTCTGCAAAAAACAAAAATCAGTTAGGCACCAAGGCTAGAGAAATTTGGTATAACTTGGTGTTTACTGATATCAATAGATTGGATGACTCTATTAGAGGTTTAGCTAATTCAATGAGTAATGCTAGAAAACCTAATTCTGGAATAGATCGTGATCATGTAGTAAAACTTATTGACTTTATGAATAAAAACAAATTAACTACTGTATCTCAGTTAGTACAGTTTTTAGCTAAAAAATGGCAAGGCATTTACAATACAGAGCGAGATGCTAAGAAAAATAATTCATATACTGATTTTTAGAATAAGTAATGTTAATCACATATAGGATTTTTTATGAAAAACATGATTGACATTAACAACACTTTGGATTTACTCAAACTTAAATTATACAACGAGTACTTGTATCAAGCGCACATATATGATGAAGGCGACAGTGAGTTTCATAAACAACTTACTAAACAAGTAGTAGAAACTTATATTGATCCTCTTGAATTATCTAAAGATGCTCATATCTTAGATTTAGGATGCGGGCCTGGTTATTTCTTAGATGAAATGAAAACTCGTGAATATACAAATACAATAGGTGTTACATTAAGTCCAGGTGATATTGAAATTTGTGAAAAGAAAGGGCATACTATAAAAAAGTATGACTTGTCTTTCTTACCACAAACAGGTGGATATTATGATGAAAGTGTTGACTTTATCTTTTTACGACATGCTCTTGAACATTCTCCGTATCCTATCTTTTCGCTAATGGAATACAATCGTATTCTAAAGCAAGGCAGCAAGATTTATATTGAAGTTCCTGCTCCTGATTGTGATCGTAAGCATGAAATGAATTTGAATCATTATAGTATTTTAGGTCATAATCAACTAGCTGCGTTATTGATTAGAGCAGGATTTACTATTGACAAGTTTAATAACTTAGAATTTGATTTAGGTATTCCTAATCAAGAAACTGGTGAAACACAAACAATGCGTGAAAAGTATTACTGTATTGTGGCTACCAAATCAAAACCCCTAGACATTAGATAAATGGCATTTTTAGTTCACAATTTACCTTTAATTCCCGTTATGGTTAGAAAAGAATATCTTTATGATGGTGAAAAAGGCTTAGGTGAATACATTCCGGGAGTTTGGGTGTCAGTAAAAAGTATAGAAGGTAAAGCTTTGTATTTTGAAACCTTGCTTACTGAATACGGAGCTTTATATGATAAATTACCTATTAGTGCTTT